GGGAGGCGGCTGTGAAGCTGCCCCAGCGGGTTTTGTTAGGTGAGTCCGTTCCAAAAAGGAAAGGAAACGCCCGAAAAACGAGCTGACAGGCCTTACGGCCTGCCCCGAAGACCAACCTCCCCCCAAGGTTACTACACAGTAACCTTGCAAAATCTCCAGTCGATCCACGATCGGCTAGGGACGGGATAACGAGGTACCACCGAGTAACTCGGAGAATCGTTGTCAGAATCTTGAACCGTTGATGGTTTAAAATTCCGTTCAACTAAAAACTCGAAATAGTTAATCGTATCTGATACTATTTCGGGAGTTTCTCCGATATCCGCCGATGCGACGGTCAGTGCTTCGTACTCCATTATTTGATAGTCCTTATTCCACCTTTTCCTTGACAGGAAATTGGTTGGATTGGGCGACCAAATGAACGGAGGCCGGTCAAAGCTCTCCCCGAACAGAGGCTTGAGTTTCTTAATACGCTTGTATTTTGAATCACAAGTCTTAGTTAGCAAAGTATCTATATACTTTGCACGGAGATAACTTAAGCCGTGCAACGCTGCATTATTTGCAGCACTACAAAGCGCAAGGTACTCGGAGCTGGTGTATGCATTTCCTATAGGATTTAACCTATAGTAGAGAGGTGTTACATCATACCCCTCGTAGTATTCTTTTCCGCAAGATTCACGGAAAGGACCGAAACTGTAAGTCTTTTCTCGGTTCACAATGAATCCGAAAGACTCCAGAACTTCGGCAAGTAAGGGATAAACCTTACTTGACACTACAATGTCATCACCATACACTCTGTAGGGAACTTTTGTTAAGCTCCTGTCAGAGCGGTAGTGCAAGCGGACACTGTATTCAGTACACGCTGCAAAGATCAAACACTCGATAGGAAAGCATAATGCTGATCCCATCGGGGCATATTTCACATTCTTGATAATACTTTTATCAGGGAGCAAAGTATGCGTTGATCTCGTGGCTAACAACCACTTCAGCAGTGGTGTACCTGAAAACAGTAGCTTGACCAGACTCCAGGAAACTGAATCGGAGGCTGCTTTAAGATCTATGGTGGCATAGTCCTCACCCTCTTTCGAGGTTTGGAACATGCTGCCTAGTCTTGCGCATCTCTGATTTGGTCTCTGGTCTTCTAAAGACACATGTCTGTATATCTCAGGAACAGTCCTGAAATATTGGACTAGTAACCGCATTATTCCCTGTTGGAAATATTGCAAAGTTACAGGTTCCATACAGATCGTGCGTAATTTAGAGGCGCTCTTCGGTACAAACACGACCTTAGCTGTTCGGCTCGACACCTTATCGGTGGAAAGTCCGAAGGGATAGTACAGTTCGGCATTGCCGTCTGGTATCCGTGAAAGTAGATATCGTATACGGGTATCATCCCGCAACGATAGATACTTTTCAGCTTTAGTTAGTCGTCCCTCAGCAACGCTGCCTGGTCCATGACGCACAGGTAGTGTAACCACATTAAAGTCATGTAGCCAATTCCGTAGAATCTGGTTTACATGCTTGACATGTGGATTACCTGTGAAGTCAATGGAACCCAATCTTATCTCTGAGTCAAGATAATCCTGTAAAGCCTTATCTTCGAGACTCTTCATCTCAAAGTGAAGCTTCGTAGGAAACCTGACCCATTGAATGATATGGGCCAAGCAAGCATAACTCTGGGTGTCATACCATCTTTCTATATCATCATAAACTGGTGATAAGAGAGGTAGTAAGCATCCAAGACGTGACGCGTGAGCTTTGAACTCACTAAATCTATTGATATCACCACTAATGATGATACGATAGAAAGCGTCAAGACTCTCGAGGACACGTATAAAGTCGTTATCCATGACTTCACGTGTAAAATTGACAAGGCGTTTTGCCATGCCAACCTCGGAGAGTGTTACACCCACCGTCTCAAGCGAGATAAGCACCCAGTGGTCTAAACAATCATGAATTATACGATTATTTTGATCACTAGCCTCCAGACCCCCAAGTGAGAATTTGAATCCAGATCTGATAGATGCGGATTCGGAAATGACTCGATGAGTCAGCTCCTTATTCTTCATCGTCTATCTCCTTTCGAATGCTCAGGGGCCTACTAAGCAAGAGTATATTACAGTCCTTTAGGGACTAATACTCCTCTTAGGAGCTCGGTGATGCGCCATGCATCAGTGCCGGTAGTTGCGTCATAAAGACCACCTACAAGGCGACCGAGCAGCTCAAGGATATCAGCCTGCGCAATATATTCACAGGCAGGTACTTTAACGACCATATGAGCAGACAACGGTAAGTCCTGACGAAACGTTACGTCAGTACTATCCGAAAGCCGCCATATATCGTTAACTTGCACCAGGAGCTGTACTCCCTGCTTTGATGGCGGGAAGTACGCAGGATTAATGCCGGTGTTTGCGTAAACATCAGCAACCTCCTTATACGCTAAGCGTATACGCTCCTGGCGGTCGAGCGGACTTGTAATGTTCGCTAGTACCGCTTCTTGAGGCGTACCGCTCTTACACCGAAATTGTGAGGCATACACGAACCCAGCAATGGGCAGTGTTTTGCCAGACACTTGCGATGCAGGATCGTAGCCTTTAGAAATTGATATCGTCATGAGTTTGTGCCCCCTTTCAAAGGTACCGCGCTTTAAAGACGCGGCGTTGTGCTAGATGCACATCGTGGAGAAACTAATGTCTGCGATTTGCAAGCATTAGCGACGCTCCAGCAACTATCCAGTTACTGGGGTCTACCATATCAAAATTGAACACGGGGTCAGGAAAGTTAATATCTAACTTTCTCGTATAGACGACGCATTCTAGTTCACCAACAAGTCGATGAACAGAGGTGTTAAACAATGATTCAAGTTGAACCACTGCAGAGTGTCGATCCGAGTACAGTATATACTCCAAACCATATCTGTTTTTATATAGACAGTCGTCTACTAAATCCAGATTTGGTCCTATGGAGCAAAACCAATCGACCACGAAACTGAATGGAATGAGATCCCAACCCTGAGATAAACCCGGGTGTAATCCCAAACTCTTCAAGCCTAAAAGAACCTAATTAACAGGCTCTTTATCAGGTTTGACAGAGAATTTCTCAGTATGTGTGCTAGTATAATATATACCAGCGACATCACACTCAGACCTTTCAGTTCCGTATAGCACTTGTCTAGTTGTCCAATCATCAAGTGAGGACAGTAACTTTAGAATATTCTCATATTCATGGAGTATATTCTGTCCATCCTTTAGATTAGTACGATAGACGTAACGATACCAGAGGTAAAATTCAGCTGATCCTTTAAGGATTGCTCCAATTTTTCCAGCCTTGATCTTATCTATATCAGAAATGACGGGAAACTGCTTACGCAGATGCCGCCATTGAGATATATTTTCGATCATGTTAGAATCTAGTATCGTAAAACCATCGTCAAGTGCACGCTTAATGATAGACCATCGGTCGAATTTCGGTATCCATACCGTATTCCCCCATAGCCTAGCCATTTCGCGGCAAATGTCGTTGGCAATTGACTGACGCTGGAGTTCGTTTGGTCCGGTTGTAAACGGATTAATCTGATACCCATAGCCAGTCAAAGTGCTACTACTCTCCGAATAGAGAGACCATGGACCGAGGTGGGCACTAACTCCCACTCCAGTGACTGTAGCCCTGTACACTTTCTTGGTTGCATTCCATGCAACTTGGACATGTGTACCGCGTACTCGTACAACGTCGGATAGGGTAAGTTGGACAAAAGTCCTTTCTTGCCATCCGGCAGACGATCGCTTATTCCAATTGATATTCGACGTTTCCGTTGAATATTTTATTTCAATTGGATAGAGCTGCAGTGCACCATACTCTCCAGTAAGAGGGTTGGTCGTTCCCCATTTCCGATAATTTTGTTGACCACTCTCATTCCCAAAGGGAGTGTTAGAGGTAACATCGGAATGGCCCTCAAATACCGTCCTAATGGTATTCGGTAAAACCGAGTAACCAGAAGTTGGGTGGAGGAGACCACTGTTAGAAGAACCCCAAAAAGTCGGGGTTGTTGTCTGGTTATCGAAGTTGAAGACAGGTAACGCTCCATCACGGGGCGGACTGCTTCCATCGATATTTCGACAACGTAATACAGGAAACGTGTGGTTATAATGGACTTTTGTTGTTGTTGATTCAGATACGTCATAAATGACGAAATTATCTTTATTCGACAAACAAACTCCATTTCCTTTCACGTTATAGTGTATTACCTCCTTTTCTCCGAATTTCTCAGGATGCGCACTTGCCGCTTGTAGCACTGCTGCTATTGAAGCGAAAGGGTGCAGCATCGATGCGTTGTCAACGGCATCTTGGAGAGCATGTGGACCAGGGTTTACGGGCTTAGGCCCTTTAAACACTAGTACATCACGTTTACCAATATCCGTAACAAGGCTCCGATAATGATCGGGCATAAGAAATTCACGAGAGAACCACCAGGGCTGCATTACACAACGACTTATAACAGCGTTATAAGGATCGCTAGTAAATGCACTTAAATAGGGCGGTATAATAACAACCGCCGCACCTGATGATTCCAGTGGTGGAAAGGTTAAACTGAACAAGGGACACTCACCTCCTTTTGACATGGGTGTA